TTGCCTCTAACTGTGTTTGCTTTGGTACCTTCAAAGTCTTTCCAATCAAATTTTATAACACCTTTTGCTATTTGATATCCACCCGAGTCTCCTACGATTGTGCTAAAATTTCTATCTCTGTTAACACACATAGAATCTCTGTCATTTACTTTGTCCATATCTAAACAGGCGTGACCTGCCGAGTATAATGCTGTGTTATATGTAAAATAACCTTCGTCTGGATTAATAAAGTTTAAACCTTCTACCCCTCTGTCTAAACCTTTTGGAATTCTTTCTGGTGGAATATGAGTACCTTTAGTAACTCTTTGTTTGCTTATAAATGTATTAAAGAAATTTGAGATAGCAGGCAAAAACACTGCAAAATTTCTATTAAAATTTCCTAAATGTTCTTGCCTTTTATCTGTCATTATTGTGCCTGGGCTGGAATAATATATTGATACTTGCCTAGTCCTGATTCAACAGTAACCATCATTGCACCCTCGTTAGAGAAATGCAACATAACTTTTGCTGAATCTGATAGTTTCAGTATTTGCAATACCTGTGCTACAGGCCAACTCCATCCTTTGTTTAGAGTTCCTTTCACTCCACTTGCAAAAACAAATTCTCCACCATGCGATGCTTTATCACCAAATGAGAATATTAAGTCACCATTCTCTGTTCTAACAACAAAAGAATTGTGTTCTGTATTTGCAATAGATTGAAAGTTAAACCTTTGTACACTTGCCACAGTTGGTTCAATTTCAACGTCCCACTTAACACCTTTAAATTTAACTGTTTTAAGTTTTTCGTTGATAATTTCAGCATTCATAAATCTGTAATCGTTTTTAAAGTCACCTTTTTCGTTTTCAAAGTGAATTCCTGTCGGAACTTCGGCACCATTTCTAGTACCCGATAGTACAGTTATTTTTGCTTTGTCTTTGTACTCAGGGCATTTCAAATGGATATCTAATTTACCCAATTGAGGCATACCAAATGTACCAGACATTTCTGTTTGTGGTTTATTAAAGGTTCCTTGCAAGATAACTGATCTGTCTTCTGCCATTGAATCAATGCCAGTTTCACTACCGTCTCCGGAAATTTTGACAAGATCTAGAAATCCTAGTCCATGCGTATGTTTAACTATGTCTTGTAAGATATCTTTCATACGTTAATTGTATACTCCTTTGTTAGATTAATCAATAGTAATTTCATTTATTTTGTATATTGCTGGATTTACTTTACCAGGCTTTTTACATATGAAATAATTAGCACCGGGACAAAATTGACTCATTTCAATGATGTCATAACCTTCGTCTTGCATAATTTTTTTCATTGCAGTTTTGGTATTATAATTCCAATAGCCTCTTTTTGCTTCATGTAAATCGTAATCAAAATGACAATCAGCATATTGTATAAAACAATAACCACCTGGTATTAACACTCTTTTAATGTCATGTAGATATTGTTGTATGTGTTGTTGCGTAAAGAATACAAAAGTGTCCCAACTAAACACAAAGTTGCATGACCCTTGTGGTATATTTGAACATTCAGTATCTTTTGTAAGATAAAATTTTAAATATTTTTGATGTAGTGGTACAAATCTTCTTCTTATTTTTGCTTCTAGTTCAGGTAGTACTTCTAAAAAATAATTATTTCTCCATGCTCTAAAGTTTTTAGAATATCTTCCTGTGCCTGGACCTATTTCTAAACTATTATAAATGTTAGTTTTAGCAAATTGAAATATTTTTCTTACTATAGATGCTGTTAGTACCGGGGTTTCAGTATCTTTATTTCTTTTTTGCTCTAGATCTCTTCTAAACCAATCTAATGTTTTATCTAACCGATCGATTTGTTCTTTATTATTAGCATCAACAGTTAATTCTAGGTCCTTTAATATTCGTAGGTTGTCATTTATTAGTTTTTGGAAATCTTCTCCTTTTACTTTTTCTAGTTTTTCGATTAAAAGTTTTATTTCTTCTATGCTTAACATACAGTTATTTAGATTTCAAAGAGCTTGTTAAATGTATTTGTGGTTTCTGTACTTTGTACGTCCCAATCTAATACTCCGATTAAATTATCTAACTTACCATCTAATATTGATTCTTCCATACCGTCACCGTCAAATGGTAGATCTTGGAACCATTGTGGAATTCTAAGTTCATCTGTTGGATATGCAATACTTGTATACCCCATTGGATTGTTTTTAAGTTTACATACAATTACTTTTGCACCATCTAGTATAGGTAGCGAATATTTGTCTCCATACATTTCTCTACATCTGTTCCAATTCATACTTGCTCTAACGTGTCCTGGCATATTTGCTTTGCCTTTTTGTTTTTCTAATTCTGAGTATTTGGTTACATTGTTTGCTCTCTTGGGAGATCCTTTTTCCCAACCTGGCATCGCTTTAAACTCTAATCTAAATTTTGTAATTTCCTTAAGTACATCATCTTCTGTTTTACCTATTAGTACCATATATAATATTTTACTTAAAAAGTCTTGTACAAAAACTGGAGTATCAGACCTTTTTAAATCCAAACCCATTGCTTTTACTTTACCTTCTTTACCTGTTATATCTGTACGATTACCTTCTATGTCATAATACAAAACTGCATATCTTTTCTTTGTAATAAACAATCCTTTTGATGCAACAAGTTCTCGTCCTGCTTTAATAACAGATCCACGTGTTACTGGACAATGAAATGCTTTAGTCATAAAACTTGTAAATGTTGTATTCATTTCTTCTGCAATTTTGTCATATAATGCAATAACTGATTCTTTTGTCCATGGGATTTGGCCAGAATCAATTTCTTTTGTTAATGATCTATGTGCTGAAAAATATACAGAGTCAGTATCTCCATATATTATACTCTCGCCTCTGTGATCATATTTGCCTGCGATAATCTCATTTACTTTACTTGCCATATGTTTTGTAATACACCTACCTGTTAATGTAACAGATTGTCCTATTCTAATATCAAAAAACCTACATCCAGGATTTAAGATTGCACCATATAAACTATTCAAATTAATTTTTTTAACTAGTTGTCTTTTATCCCAATACTCTCGTTCAATTTCGTTATCTCCACAGTCTCTCATCTTACGTTGCATTTCTTGTCTTTCAGTATACCAACGTTTTAATAATCCTGGGATAATTGCTTCAAATTCGTATGTAAATAATGTACCATTAGCACTTAACATCCATTTGTTTTTCCCTTCAAATACGATATCGTACAGTTGTGCCGCTGACATTCTTACTGATGTATCATCACTCCAATCAACAATAAGCTCAGTGCCTTTATCCTGTTTCATTACTGCTTGATATTCCCAACTACCAAATTGTCCTTCCCAAGCCGCCGCAAACGATTTTTTTTGGAATTTTGCTCTATTAACTTCTGCTGATGTTATTACAGGTCTTACTTGTCCTATAATTGTTTCTGGTCCCATATTCAATGCTCTAATAACACTTGGATACAGTGAATTGATATCCATTGATCCTATCCAATCGTGTATGCCTTTTTGTGGAGTTGCCACATAGGCACCTGCCGCTGATACAGGTTCAGCATCTTTATTTCTGTATTTTCTACCTTGTACAATCATGCCACGTCTATGGGCTTCGTTAACTATTGCTTGTTCTGTAACTGCAACTGCACCCATTGTTGTTTGTAGTAATACAGTATTTTGGTGGGCTATCTCATTAGCAAGTTCTATAAACTTTAATTTCTTTTCAAGTTTTGCAAGTAAGTTTGTATCTTGTCTGTTGTATTCTATAAACAATCCAAAGTCATTTTTATAAAGTGCATCAAGTGATCCTTCATACACAGTTTTCTTTTCGCCTAATTCGTGTTCACCGATTGCATCTAATCTAAAACTGTGACGTTCCTCATATGTGTACTTTCTATATAATTCTAATAAATCTAAATGTACTCTACCTACTAAATCATAACTTAATTGTTCTCTACCATATTTTTCAAATGTTCTTTTTTTAGGTTTTTTACCCCAAAAACATAAACGTCTTGTATCGTCACTACTTAAAACTTTTTGTATTCTTCCTACGGTATATGGAATATCATATCCTTCTGAGTTCCAACCTGATATAACGTCTGCTTCTTCTACCAATTGTAAAAATGCATCTAACATATCTTTTTCTTTTTCAAATAACATGGTGTTAGCAAATCTTTCTGTTTGCATTTTAGCTTCTTGCATATTAATTGTTTTAGGTGGAACGGCAAATGTAACTAGCTGATCCGTCCAACTCATATAACAACTTATGGCAGTTATGGGCATGAACGGATCGTCAGTTGTTGAATAACCCCTTTCAGGATCAAAATCAACTTCAATATCAAAAAACATTGTGTTTAACTTGGGAGTATCCTTGCCTAAATAATTCTCCTCAAGGCATCTAAACACTGGATTGATATCTTGTTCATAAAGAGTTTTATTGGATCTTATCCGTTGCTCTTTAATGAATTCTTTTGATGTACGACATTGTACTTTTTGTAATGGTGCACCGGTCATAGATTTATGTTTACCTCTAGAGTCTGGATAATAAAATACATACCTAGCGTCATAGTCTACAAAAATCCTTTTGCCAGCTGGAGTTCTTTCAACTACATATACTTTGTCTTCTTCTTTATTATATAAAGCGTCTATGTAACTCATAAAAATACTCTAAAATTTCCTATCACATTCATTATAGTAAACCATGATGCCAAAACGCAAGTCCAAATTATTCTTCTACGAAATGACGCCCAAGCAAGTGTGCTTGAACCTAAAAGATACAATGGAAAAATCCAACGCATATCTGGTCCTGGTGAGGTAAAAGTTAATAGATAAGATCCTACTATTGTTACTGCTACTGAAAATACTTCCAGATAGAAAGCAAGTGTGTCTGTTTTATAACTTGTTACCCAAAATTCTTTGAGTACCTTATACACTAAATCTTACCTGCGGCTACCAATATAGATTCTAGTATGTCTAGATCGTCAGTTAAATTTTTGTAATTGTCTTTATGTGCGATTGAAATCGCTTTGTTAATCAATGCCGGTTTTAATTCTAATTCCTCTGCTATTGATTTTACTGTGTCTCTTAAACCTGATTTAAGATCATCTACTTCTCCTAGGACTTGTGATCCTTGAGAAATGATCTGTATCAGTTTTTGTTTTTCGCTGTCGTTAAAGTTTTTTACTGCCATTGTTTTCTCCTGTTGTTATACTGCTAGTATATAACAGATATAAGATTAAAGCAAATGGTATTTAGATTAAATTCCGGCTAGTTGTTTGATACGTTGTAATTCTTCATGTTCGTCTTCTACATCGTTATCTTTCATTATCTGATTTGGAGAGTTTATAAAATTGTCTACTTTTGCTAAACCTCGTGAACCAGCTGATTGTGGCATTGATATTTGTTCGCCTGCACTAATAGTTCCCCTTGGTTTCATTTTGGTAACGTCATCAAGGTATTCTTTATAATTGTAAGGTAAATTAGGAATTCCAGTCATACTAGGTATTTACCTGCTATGGCAATAAGTATTTTCTATGCAAGTAGATATAAAAACTAGCAATTCAATTAATAAAGTCACCATTACTGATTTAGATAAAAGTATTTGCGAATTTACACCTTTTGATAATAAATGGTATAAATTTTTTATTCCGTGTAATAGACATAATATTATAGACATTACAATAAACGGAGAATCTATTAAACATTGTTTGAATAGTGGCAGAGAAACAGAACAAGGTTATGAGATTTGGTTGCATGGTAATTTAGCAGAATACTTTTCTAGAATATCAGAGTGTATAGCACAAGACGATTTACTGTATTTTAAAAATTTAGACAACAAATATCTACATACAGTTAGTTGGCATGAAAAAGTAGAGGGAGATTTTATACCTACTCACGTTAAACAGTTTTTTGCAACAGGAGAAGGTCCTTACTGGCATCATAGAGATGACTTTGCTAATTTGCCATATGTAGTATACAACGGACCAGATATAGATACAAATATTAACTTAGATGAAGATTTACAATATATTGATAGTAAGTTTTATGGAGAAGGACAATGTAGGTCATTAAAACAACAACCAGTATTGCCAACTATAAAAGTAGACGAAATTAAAAATGAGAAATTAAAAGCAACTATGAAACAGCTTGGATTTACTGAGATATTACAGATGCAGTATGTAGAGTTAAAACCAAACTCAGTAATACCTTTGCATAGAGATGATTTTACTTATGAAAATGGTAGACATATAATAAATGGTCCTACACAATTATATTTTGTATTATCGGGCAGTAGTAAAGATATTAAGTTTAAATTTAAAAATGCAGGCCTAATTGATACAAGTAAACCTATATTCATTAATAATCAAAAGTTTATTCATAGTTTAGTATATACAGGTGAAAAGCCACGTGGTGTGCTACTTGCTTATGGAATCAGCTCTTTCACATCTAGCCAGTAATGTTACAGGCTTAGGCATATTATTAAAAAAATCCATGGTTTCCATACACTCTTGTTTGGTTTCGTAAACGTTTCGTTCACTTTCAAACCAACCACCGCTAGGTCCACCGATAAAAAAATATATTATTAATACCCACTTCATCTGTTATTTAAATTAACTCTAAGGTGATTTATGTAATGCTTAATTACTTTTTAGGTTCCGGATCTAAATCGTTTGTAAACTTGTCCGATTGAGGCGTTGGACTGTTTTCCACGTCTGCCGCTACTTCTACTTCTACTTCTTCGCCGCCATCTTCTACTGCTGGTGTTTCTACATCTACCATTCCATCTGGATCTGGTAAAACTTCTTTATCTAGGTCTACTAATCTTTCTTCTGCTTCAGGTTTTTCCTGAACAACTTCTGCACCTGCTTCTACTTCTTTAGATTCAGCGTCAGCAATAACTTCTGCTGTTTCTGGTGTTTTAATTATAAAGTTATTTTCGTTCATTTCAACTTCGTTTTCTGAAAATTTATTGTATAGTTCTACTAATTCGTTTGCATCTGCATCTTTGGCATACATAGATACGTCATTAATAAATGCTTCTCTAAATGATTTTTCATCAAGTGTTGCATCTTCTTTTTCTGCCATTTTTAATTCTGCTAATTGTGTTTCTAATTCTGCAATTTTATCTAATCTTTTAGATTCTTCTGTAACTGTTTTTTTAATTTGAGTTGAAATAGAATCATCTGCGTCTGATTCTTTAATAGCTTTTGCTATGCTCGATTCTACTTTTGGTTCAGCAACAATGCTTTCAACCATTCTCTTTGCCGCTTTTGAATGTTTTACAGGTTCAATATACTCTTTAATTCCTGCTAGTTTGGCAATATCTGCCAATGATACATCTTTTTCGTCTAATACTCTTGGTTCAGATTTAGCGGCTTCCATTAAAGCGGATCTTTCTTGTTCGGGTGTTTGATTGCTCATTGCGTTTAAACGAGCTACCAAGTCTGCGAAGTTATCATTGTAAGGTTTTTTGTTTGCCATTGTCAATATTTAGTTGTTGTTGTAGTTTATTTAAGGCGTTGATTTAACATATCAACAAGTTTTGATTCGTATGTTGTTTCTGCTCTTAATGCCGATTGTTTCCAACCCTTTGCAAGGTATTCGTTATGCTTACTTTTAGGTATTGATATTGTTTTACCATCTTTATGTACGTATATTTTAGGTTTTGACGCACCTATTCTTTTTAAATCTGTTGAATGTATACCATCCTCTTTAACTCTTTCGTTAGTTTTGTATACATTTTTAATTTTATCAATTAAAGGAGGCCAATTTTCTGCAATAACTTTAGCCTGAACTTCTGCTATTCCATAATCTTTTTTAATTATATTTTGAGCCATTTCTAATCCATGACTTAAAGAAGCTTCAGCGGCACCTATTAGTCTTGCTAATCTGTTTGTACTGTCATCTTCTTCAACAGCGTCGTCTTGGAATTTTGATTTCATACGTCCTACTTCGTAATCATAATCTTCTTGAGCGGCTTTAAGTGCTTCTTCGTGTTCCTCACCACCCGGCTTGATCATTTCATCTGCTAAAGTATCGTCAATTTTATGATTGCCATCGTATTCATAACTACCGTCCAGTGAGTTTGGATCAACCACACCGTTGATTGCTTTGTAGTGTATTGTACCGTAAGCCGTCTCTCCATCATCACCCGATAGTTCATAATCCATTGAACCTTCGTAATCTGTTTCCGGATTCTCATTCACGCCACCCATTTCTTCGTTTGATTCGTTTTCAACATCGTGAGATGCTAATACCATACCCATTGCATCTGCTAAACCAATTTTGTCCATGTTCATGTCATCAATATCTGTAGTATCTCCGTGGGCATTAAACACTTCCAAATACTCTCTAACTTTCATAGGATCAAATCCTGCTTTTTCTAAAGCAATTCTTCCTTTTTCTGAAATGTCTTCTTGAACTGATTCATCACTCATTGGACCTTCGTAATCTGTTTCCGGATTCTCATTCACGCCACCCATTTCTTCGTTTGCTCTTCTTAATGCATCAGCAACATCTGGATGTTGTGATAATCCTTTTTTTATTTTTTCAATAGAATTTGATGCTCCGGAGTAGTTGCCACCTTTGTATTGTTTATCAAAAGGTATTGCTTTTGCTTGTTTAATTTCTTTATCAGACGGTTTATCTTTTTCACCCTCGGTTGTTCCAGTTCTTTTGCTAGTCATATGATTTCTAACTCTGTCTAAATAGTGCGAACTCATATTACCATAACCGTGTCCCCAAGCCATTCTACGCAATTTATCTTCATCAGCATCTTTAAATCTGTCTGCTAATTCTTTATCAGTCATCATAGCAAGTTTTTGTTTGTGCTTGATAATTGAAGAAGGCATTCCTCTTTCTTTAACAACTGGTTCAGGATTATCTGGATCTGGTCTTGTAATTGCTTTAATATCTTTTGTTTTTTTACCAAATGGTACTTTTTCAACTGAACCACCTTTAGCAAGATATTGTTTCATTAATGCGTCACGTTCTGC